ATAATTTAAAAACCATTCTTCAAATTCTTTTAAATTTTTATTGTTTTTTAATTCTTTAAATTTATTTGATTTTTCTAATTTCATTTCTTCAATAGATTCTTGATGTCCGAAGCATGATATAGTAAATCTTTTTAATAATCCTATTTGTTGTAATTTATTTTTTTCTTGTATATCAAATAAAAAAGTTGCCATACATAAAATACGATCTGTATCATAATAAGGTTTATTCGCATACAAAAACGCCAAATAAAAACTTAAAATAGTATCAATTGTAGCTATTTTAATATTTTTTTTATTAACTCGAATAACATTATAACTATGACAAGCTTTGGGTTCATAAATAAACCCTACTGTATCCTTACCAATAACAATTTCATAATTCACACCAATTAATTCTCCTATAGCTTTATGTTTGATAATTGAAACATTTTTAATACCTTGACTTATTAATTCTTCTTTTATATTATCTGCTGTTGTTTTTGGATTTTCTGCTAATATATCAAAATCAGGAATATGTCGAAATTGTTTTTTTATAAAATCTGGCATGTATCTTGAATATAAACTTAACGCATATCCCCCAAAAAATACTACATTTTGACTTGTTAATATGTTTTGAAGTATATAAAATAATTCCTCTTGTTTATATTCATTTTGTGTTGATAACTCTCTTTGAAAAGAAGTATGAAAACATTTTTTATTATACAACGGATAATGCTTATTTAATAATTTTAATCTTTTAAATACTTTTTCCCATCTTGAAACATCTCCGTTGGGTCTAGACAATTCTAAAAACATACTCATGCGTAAATAATTGGGTGGAGCATAATAAATTCCACTTATTTTAATAGCTGTTTTTTTTAAATTAATAAATAATTCTTTGGGAATAAAAGTAATGTCAGCAATAGGCATAAAATTCACAAATACTTTATATGTACCATGATGTTGTCCCGATTTTGCTTCTACTTCAGTGAATCCATTTTTATAATAAATATTAGATAATTCTTTTGCGTCTTCAATTGGATTATATGAAAAGAAATCATAATCGGGAACTTCAATGTTTTGATCGTAAAATTGCTCTGTTTTAGGTAATATATTATTTATAGCTGTACCACCATAACAGATTAGTCTTTTTTGTTGAAGAAAATCTTCTAATAAACTAATAATTTGTTTAATTTCACTTGATTGTGCTACTTTTGCTCCTAATCTTTTTTCTGATTTGTCTACAGACAAACGAATAATTTGTAATTCACAATCTTCTATATTCATATCTTTACAAATACTTGGCTTATTTATATTGTCTTTCATAATATTATAATATAAATTATATTTCTCCACTAACTCCCATGGGAAACGTAACAGGTCGTGGTGCCAAGCTCATACTAGGTTCTAATGGTGGTGGATCTGGATAGGATACTGGTACATATCTTAAATGTAGTGGTTTTAATACAAAAGCATGACCGTAATTATCAAAAAATTCTTCATTTATAATTAACATAGTTGTATTGGTTGTATTATATCTCATTCCTACGCATTGTATTCCTAAAGTCATTGCGGCCGTACTATCCGGACAACTTGGACTATAATTATTATCTGGGATTTCAAATGTCATATATTGCTTATTATGTTCTTTTAATTCTTCTATATCAGGATTAAATTTCACATCATATTCTGTTAAAATATTACAATACATACTATCACTAATTAAATTTACATATTCATAAAAGGGTGTATTTATAAAATAATTGTTTTGCTGGGAAACAACAAAAACAATTTTATTCATGAGTTCATTTAATTTAACTTTTCCTAAATTTTCTTGATATACGGGAATATCTGGACTTGTATTTAATACTTGATATCCATAACTATATTTGCTATCCAATAACCTACTATTACTTATATTATCTTGGACGATTTTTGTTAAAGAATTATACATTTCTGTATTATTGCTTTTAAAACGAATATGAATAAAAATAGGATCCGCTGGATTAGGTGAAAAATCACTAAAAGCATTTTGATTTATACATGATAAAAAGTCTTGAAAAGGAATAGAATTATATGTTTCTTTTTCAAAATAATTATCTGTAGTAGAAGCCGCTATAACTGGTTTATTATTGATCGAAAAAACTTCTACATCTAACCATCTCGTTCCTTGTTTTAATATATCTTTTAACGCACATAATTCAACAAAATCATTTCTATAATTCCCAGGACAACAACAATTATACGCTGACTTTATATAGTAATCTCTTAACGCTAAATTATAAGTATTATCTATAGATACTATATGAGTATTTTTATCTCCAAACATGGTATCGAAATTCGTACAATCACCTTTTTTTTGTGTCGTCGCAGCATAAATATAATATGAGACAGGAACAAGAATCATTAAAAAACAGACTAAATAAATAAATAAAATAGTAATGTTAGAAGTATCTGATTGGACCATATTTATATATTATAACTTAAAAATATTCGCTATATAATTTATAATGGCTGGAGGATTATTAAACTTAGTATCTGTAGGACAACAGAATGTAATATTAAATGGTAATCCTACAAAAACTTTTTTTAAAAGTTCTTATTCTAAATATACTAATTTTGGATTACAAAAATTTCGTGTAGATTTTGAAGGCGCTAAAACATTGCGTCTAACAGAACCTTCTTATTTTCAGTTTAAAATTCCTAGATACGCTGATTTACTAATGGATACTTATGTATCGGTCCAATTACCAAATATATGGAGTCCTATTTTCCCTCCTATTCAAAATAATTATTATAATGGAGAAGTTTCTCAAGGAATGTGGGCTCCTTATGAATTTCGCTGGATAGAAAATTTAGGCGCACAAATGATTTCCGAAATATCTATCACATGTGGAAATACTACTATTCAAAAATTTTCTGGTTCTTATTTATTATCAGCAGTACAAAGAGATTCTATTGGTACAAAAAAAGTGTTATTTGATAAAATGATTGGAAATGTTCCAGAATTAAATGATCCAGCAAATGCTGGAGGACGTGTGAATATGTACCCAAATTCTTATTTTAATAATACTCTCAATGGACCTGAGCCTTCCATTCGTGGTTCTATTTTATATATCCCTATTAATACTTGGTTCACAATGAAAAGTCAAATGGCTTTTCCATTAACTTCTTTACAATATAATGAATTATATATTAATATAACATTTCGTCCCGTTAATGAGTTGTTTCAAATCCGTGATGTATTAGATGAAGTGAATCAATTTCCATATGTATCACCCAACTTTAATTTGTTTTATATGCAGTTTTATCGATTTTTACAACCTCCTCCTGATGTTGAACTAGGAGTTGATTCTTATTCTGATTTAAGAGTATTGTGGAATGCGGATATACATTTAAATTGTACCTATTGTTTTTTATCCGATCAAGAACAAAGATTATTTGCTTTACAAGAACAAAAATATTTATTTAAGCAAGTTCATGAGTATCAGTTTTTTAATGTAACAGGATCAAATCGTGTTAAATTGGATTCAGTAGGTCTTGTTTCAAGTTATCTTTTTTATTTTCAAAGAAGTGATGTGAATTTAAGAAATGAATGGAGTAATTATACAAATTGGCCTTATAATTATTTACCGAATGATATTGTACCTGCTAAAGCAGAAGGAACTTATCCTATCGTACGAAAAAATGGTGATAGTTCCACACAAGTATTAATAGGACCTGGTGTGAATCCAAATGGATTGTTAACAGGATGGATGATTACTAGTAATTACTCATTTGAGAATGAAAAAGAAATATTAGTTTCACTAGGAATTTTATTAGATGGGGCTTATCGAGAAAATACACAACCAGCAGGAATATTTAATTATATAGAAAAATATACTCGCACTTCAGGTAATGCTCCTAATGGATTATATTGTTATAATTTTTGTATTCATAGCAATAATTTAGATTTACAACCTTCTGGTGCTATTAATATGAGTCGATTTAATGTTATTGAATTTGAAATTGTTACTGTAATTCCACCATTAGACCCATTGGCCCAAACATTAGCTATTTGCGATCCCTTATCTGGAGGTATTATTGGTGTAAATAAACCTACTTGGAGAATATATGATTATAATTATAACTTATACTTATTTGAAGAAAGATATAATTTATTAACTTTCATGTCTGGCAACTGCGGGTTAACTTATGCTACTTAAACATATTTTTTTATAATAATATAATGTTCGATCTTATTATTATATGTTCTAATTTGAAAATAGTATTATGATTAATAATACTAAATTAAATAATTTGGTTCATCGTGAATCATGAAAAGTAATAAAAGTCTTTGAATAAATAAGTAGGAATGGATAGACCGCTTGCATCTATAAAAGTAATATGTTTATAAACTTTTCCTTTATCTAAACTTATGCGCTCTATCATCTCTTTATCTTCTTCCTTTTCTACAATTAATTCGTCCCAACCAAAATTTATTATTTTTCCTTTCCACGGCTTATGAGTTCCATTTATAAAATCCTTGAAGCTTTCAACATCAAATATATATTCTTCGCCAATTATTAGCTCTTTACAAGGCTCAAACCAAATGTTTTTATCTATATACACACAATTATTGTCTATATCATACACTTGAGCCTTCCAACAAATTGACTTTATCTGTTGGTCTGTTTTTGTTTTGATTTTTATATAAGCTTTGTAATTGCTTGATTCTTTACAAAAGAAGAAATGAACTCTTGAGACATAGCCAATAGAAGATAATAATTTTGTTAAGAATTCTTCGTTATCTTCTACAGAATAAATAGATTTATAAGGCACATTGGAAAGAATATATATGGAAAAACTCATTTTATTTTATCATAATACATAATTTATTATAAAAAAATGTTTTCAATTTTTTTATAATATTATAATTACAAATTAAAATTCAGGCACATGTTTTTTAAACAAACATCCTTGAGAAGATAAATTTTTTATATCATTAGTTACCATTGTCGGATTTTGAAAATTACAATTATTCAACCATATTTTTATTATACAAAAATTTTTTTTGGGTGAAATAGTTATTCCTGTAATACTATTATTAAAGGACTCATTTGTACTAATAGAATTACCTACTAATAAATATGTTAATTTTTTCCAAACATCATAAACATATTTATTAGTTATTTTATAAGAAAAACACCCACCATTTCTATTTTGTGGATCTTCCCATGTTGGAATTATACCTTCTTTCATAATAAAGAACATACAATTTTTTACTAACTCTTCAGGTAATAATTGAATGATTGCGACTACTTGTTCGACTTTTTCAAATCTACAAATATTTTTATAACTTTTAGAAGTCCAATCAGGATCTTGCGGAAAATGAGCCCACAATATCCATCTATCTTTTAAAATATAAGATTCTTCCTTTATTTGTTCCATGTTTGAAGAAATATCCATGTTATATATAAATTCAATTTTTTATATACTTATTTTAATTCATATTTATTTTCATGAAACAGAATTGTATCTTTAATTGTTAAATTATTTATAAATTTACATTCGTTGTCTATAATTACCAATTCATAATTTAAAATAGGTTCTTTTATTTGTAAATATTTGTAAGCATAATACTTTATAAAATTATGGTTTATTTTATTACCTACAATATAATAATTATAATAAAAATTTTGTAATTTTATTTCATATTCTTTTTCATTTATATATATAACTATTAAGCTAAAGTTAAATTTACATATATTTAATCCTATATCTCTATGATGAGGCAATGCACTCTTTTTAATCATAAAAGACATGGTAAATTTTGAATACTCTTTTTTATTATCTATCAACATACATTTTCTATTATCTTCAAATACCAATAGATCAAATGTTTTATTTGATATATCTATTCCTTGTAAATCTTTATTTACGTATTGATTGGATATCTTTCTATTCTCAAAAATAACTATCTTATAGTAATCTGAATAATACAAATCATAAATATATTCCATTACCATCAATATTTTGATTTCTATAAAAGAATAAACTTTTAAATAAAACATAAAACATTCTAGAAATAAATTATGAAAGTACATAAATTATTAAACCTATAATTTTTAATTTGTTTTTATAATTTATTTATTCATCCAGATGGGCTTCTCCATCTTTAAAGTACCCTACTTTTTTCCCTACTTTATTCATTATATTCTCATAAATATCTCCTTCTTGTAAATCATTGGTATAATAATTTGTATCGTCTAATTCTACCTCAATCATCTTTTTTATTAATTTTACATCTTTCTTTTTTACTTCTACAACTTCTTCCTCTTCTTCCTCTTCTTCTTCCTCATCTTCCTCTTCTTCCTCTTCTTCTTCTTCTTCTTCCTCTTCTTCTTCTTCTTCCTCTTCTTCCTCTTCTTCTTCTTCTTCCTCTTCCTCTTCTTCTTCCTCCTCCTCTTCCTCTTTTTCTTCTTCTTCTTTAGTTTTTTTATCCTCTTCTTCCTCTTCCTCTTCCTCATCATCATCATTCACTTTATTAAAAACAATATCTTTATTCATAAATAATTTACTTAATTGTGGTAGTAATGTTTGTAATTGATTTGATTGATTACTTTCATTAATAATTAATTTTACGTTTTCTTTGTATTCTTTTTCTTCTGTTTCATTTTGTTCTCTTTCTTCTTTATCTTGTTCTTTTTCTTCTGTCTCATTTTTTTCTTCTTTTGGAAAAGTAAATAGTTTATTCACTTTTTTTTGTAATTGTTTATTATATTTAGCCAAGTACAATAAATGAATTTGTTTCATAATGCTTTCTTCTAATAATTTTAAATCGGTATTCATTTCATAATAATATATTATTGATTTTAATATGATTTAAAAAATTATTTATTTATTATTTATGGACGATTTATCAGAAAATGAACTTATTCGAATAATTTGTATTCAAACCAGTTATACAAAAGAAGAAGCAAAAGAAAAATTAGTGTTATTTGATAACAATCATATTTCAGTAATAAAAGATTATTTAAATGTTCCTATTGAGAAAAAAAAACCTATTGAGTCAGTAAATCAAGAAATTTATAAACAAATACGGTATAAACTAAAC